GAAATATGAGTTTATTAAATCCAATTATAAAATCAATAATAAAAGGAAAATCTAAGACAGTTAAAAAAGATGGGTTATCTCAATCTTCTGCGACAGAAAAACAAGCTGAAATGTTAAGGCAAATGTCTGAAGATGCAAATAAATTAAAACAAAGAGGGTTTTCAGATGATAGAATTAATGAGCTTTTAGAAGAAGCTTATGAGTTAGGAGAGCCTAGTGATTTAATAACAGCTTTAAAAAAACCCATAGTTAGAGAACAAAAAGCTGAAGGTGGGTCAATGGATGACCAAATGTTAATGGTTATGACACCACCCATGGAATCTGAAATGGAATCTGATGATGACATGGAAGATAACTACACAAGATTTATAATGGAAGAAGCATTAAGCGAAGAAGAAGAAGATATGCTAACTTCCAAACTAGAACAAGACGAACAACTATCTATGTTATTTGATAAGATAATAGATGTTGCTCAAGAATTTGCTGGGTCTGGTCCTGTTAATGGACCGGGTTCAGGAGTCTCTGACAGTATACCTGCTAGGTTGTCTGACGGAGAATTTGTCTTTACTGCAAAAGCTGTAGAAGAAATCGGAGAAGACAGTTTAATGTCTATGATGAAAGAAGCTGAAGCTAAAGCAGATGAGAGACAAGGTTTTGCTAAAGGTGAAATGGTAGAAGAAGAACCTACAGTACAACCTTTATTAAGTCAATCAGGAATAGTTCAGGATGACCCGACTGTTCAAGATGAATTAACAAAGCGTACTATTGGTGGCTCTAAAAGCTACATCCAAAGCTAAACAAACTAACGATAAAGCCACCCTATTAGCGTAGGCACTTTATCATTTTAATAACCGAAAGGCTACCTTTACAAACAAGCCCTCTAGTCGACATAGAGCTACCTTGTGAAACAAGCCCTGAGTAGGAGAAAAAGAAAATGACTAATACAGTCCAACAGGAAGAACAAGCGAATCCTTATAACGCAAAGAAAGATTACCACGTAGAAGATAAACCTTTTACCCCTGCTAATCAATTATATTTTGAAGAGCCTTCTGAAAAGAATAAACTCTTTGATAGTGATGACATTACTGAAGTTAAGTCTACAGATAATGTTAAAACAGAAAATCTGGATACTCCTTATAAGAAACCAGATTATAAAAAAAGATATGATGATTTAAAAAAGCATTACGATAGTAAGCTTAACGAGTTTAAATCTAGAGAACAAGAGTTAATTGAAGAGGCTACTAGTAATAGAACCGAATACAAAGCTCCTAAATCTCCAGAAGAACTAGAAGAGTTTAAAAATAACTATCCCGATGTTTATGAAGTCGTAGAAACCGTTGCTCATATGCAATCCGAGACTAAAGCAAAAGTTCTAGAAGAACGCCTTAGTAAACTCCAAGAACGTGAGAATCAGTTAGTACGACAGAGTGCAGAGAAAAGATTAATGGAAAGACATCCTGATTTTGAAGATATCAGAAATAGCGATGACTTTCATGGTTGGGCAAAAGAACAGCCTAAGTCTATCCAAGACTGGATATACTCAAACGCTTCTGATGCTGACTTAGCTTCACGTGCTTTAGACTTGTTTAAAAAGGATTTTGGAATTGAACCTACTAAGACTGAGTCATCTTCTAAACAGACTAGAAAATCTGCTGCTGATATGGTCTCTACTAAAACAAAAAGTATAGAACCTAATCAACAAAAGGTTTGGTCTGAAAAGGAGATTGCTGCAATGAGTGTTGCTGAATTTGATAAATTTGAAAAAGAGATATCAGATGCAATGCAAGAAGGCAGAATCGTAAAATAACTATTATAACTAAAGGAATATATCATGGCTCAATATTTTGAACCCTCAACTGATACCGATGCAAACTTTGCAAACTCCGTTAGTGGACAAACTAATAGTTTCTTCCTACCTTCCATATACTCTAAGAAAGTTCTTAACTTTTTCAGAAAGGCAAGTGTAGTTGAAGCTATTACTAACACCGACTATGCCGGTGAGATATCTGCTTACGGAGACTCTGTAAAAATCATTGGTGAACCAGTAATCTCTGTATCTGACTATACAAGAGGTTCTGACACAACTGCAACTAAACTAACTGATGCTGAAACAACTCTTGTTGTTGATAGTGCTAAAGCTTTCAAATTCATCGTAGATGATATTGAAACTAAAATGTCACATGTCAACTTCAAAGAAGTAGCTTCATCATCTGCTGCGTATGCTCTTAAAGATGCATATGATGCTGCTGTTCTAGCAACTATGTTTGCTGGATGTTCAGCTTCATCTCCTGACCACATTATTGGTTCAGACAGTGCAACTGCTGATGCAACTTTATCACACGCAACTAACTCTGTAGACCTATTAGGTTCAGACGGAACTGGTGTAGATGCAATTGACCTTATGGCAAGATTTGCTAAACTATTAGACGAACAGAATGTACCTGAAGAAGGTAGATGGTTCGTAGCTCCTCCTTCATTCTATGAAGAATTAGCTAAAGCTGACTCCAAGTTAATGTCTGTTGACTTTAACGCTGGACAAGGTTCTATCAGAAATGGCTTAGTATCAAGTGGTAAACTAAGAGGATTTGACATGTACAAATCTAACAATGTTGCTGCTACATCTAACGCTACTGGTAAATGTATGGCTGGTCACATTTCATCAACTGCTACTGCTAATACTATTCTTTCAACTGAAGTGTTGAGAGACCCATCATCATTTGGTGATATAGTAAGAGGCTTACATGTCTATGGTGCGAAAGTACTTAGAGATGACGCTTTATGTAGTGCATTCTATGTAATTGACTAAGTTGTCAAACTCGGGGGAGGCTTTGGTCTCCTCCACTTTTTATAGGAGATAAAATGAAAGATAAAATGAAAAGAAAAGGTTACATGATGGGTAATAAAGTAGAAAGAAAACCTATGATGAAAGGACGTATGGCTTACAGGTATGGTGGAGATGTTAAGATGGACGGATGTCAGCCTGTATATAATGGAACACCAAAAGCTAAAGCTAACTAATTATGAAAGTTAAAGCACCAAAAGGACACCATTGGATGAAACAAAAAAATGGTACGTTTAAATTAATGAAACACACAGGTAAGTTTGTAAAACACAAAGGTGCAAGTTTAGAAGCAAACTTTCCAATTCAAAAGGTTCACAAAAAATAATGGCTACAACATATCTTGACATAACAAACGAAGTATTAAGAGAACTTAATGAAATACCTTTAACGTCTGCAAACTTTGCAACTGCTGTAGGTCTTCAAAAGTTTGTAAAAGATAGTGTAAACAAAGCAATTTTTGATATAGCCAACGAAGAACCACAGTTACCTTTCTTTGCTGCAAACGTAAGTGGAGCTACTGACCCTTTCTATGGAAACGTAACTGTACCTACTGTAGCAGGACAAAGATGGTACACTTTAAAAGATGGTAGTTCTAGTATTACTACAGACTACGCATCAATAGATTGGGATGACTTTTATGTTACAACAATCAACGTAAGTGGAGAAACAACACCTTATGTCTCTAAAGGTTTAAAGTTTCTTACTAATACAGACTGGACAAGATACTACAGAGACAGTGAGAATGCAGATGATGCAGATACTCAAAACCATGGAGAGCCTAGATTTGTAATCAAGTCTCCTGACAATAGAAAGTTTGGATTAAGTCCAATACCTGATAAGGTTTATAATATACACTTTTATGCTTTTGTAAGACCGACTGCGTTATCAGCATATGATGACACAATCACTTTACCAGAGCAGTACAGTAATATAATAACAGCTAGAGTTCGTTATTACATTTGGCAGTTTAAAGAAAGCCCACAACAAGCAGCTTTCGCATTGGATGATTATAAGAAAGGAATGAAGTATATGAAATCTAATCTTATGAATCCAGCTCCAAAGTATATGACAGACGATAGAACTTACTTTTAAAATATGGCACGTTCACAACCATTTACAGTAGCATGTGCTGGAGGTTTAGTAAACTCTGCAAACGCAATAGACTTACTAAGAACTCCCGGAGTAGCTACAGAACTTAGAAACTTTGAAGTCTCTATAGAGGGTGGTTATAGACGTATTAATGGTTATACAAAGTTTGGAACTAATCAACCAACAGGAAGTACTACTGATATATTAGGTGTTATGCCTTATGCAGATGGAGTTGTTGTTTGTGCAGGTACTAACATATACTTTACACAGGATGGAACTACTTACTTACAGATAAATAAATTATCTCATAGTAGTGGAGATAACTACTCAACCTTTACAGGTAAAAGTGTTACAGCTAGAACTGGACAAGGGCAAGTACAATTTGCAATGTTTGAAGGTGCTGCACAAGATTATGGTACAATAGTTATAGCTGATGGTGCTAACAAACCTTTTAGTTTTAGAATGGAAGGTACTGGAGATTTAAGTGCTAGAACTTACTTTACAGAAGAAGTAACAGTTACAGGAACTAAACACGCTACATTTATAACTTCACATGACCATCACTTAATAGCTGCTGGTGTAGAAGATAACGAGAATACAGTTTACTATAGTGTTTACAATGACCCTTTAGACTTTGGTGGTACTGGAGCAGGAGCTGTAACTATCTCAGACAAAGTTGTAGGAGTTAGAGGTTTCCGTCAAGACTTATTTATATTTTGTGAGAACAGTATTCACAAACTTATAAACATAAACAATAGTCAAACTGTAGCAGTTGTACCTGTTGCAGAGAACGTAGGCTGTCTAAGTGGTTACAGTATTCAAGAGATTGGTGGTGACTTAATATTCTTAGCACCGGATGGATTAAGAACAGTTGCTGGTACAGCGAGAATTGGTGACGTTGAGTTAGGTACAGTTAGTAAAGCTATACAGCCAACTGTTACAGACTTAGCAAACAATATAAATTTATACACGATTAGTAGTGTAGTATTAAGAGAAAAATCACAATACAGATTATTCTATACAAATACAGGAGCTGATAATACAGCTCAAAGAGGAATCATAGGCACATTAAGACCTGATGGATTTCAGTGGTCAGAGACTAGAGGAATAGAAGTAACAGCTATAGGTTCAGGATTTAACACAGACGGTATAGAAAAGTACTATCATGGAGATACAGACGGATATATTTATTCCCATGATACAGGAAATAACTTTGATGGTAACGAAGTTTTAGCAAGATATGAAACACCTAATTATGATTATGGTGATTTAGGAACTTTAAAAACTTTACATTATCTTAGAGTTTCTGCAAGTGCTGAAGGAGTTGTAGAACCAAACGTACAAGTTAGATTTGACTATAGTAGTACAGACATACCACAACCAGCAGATTTATTTGACTTAGGAATCATAGACCCTCCTTCTAAGTTTAGTGATGCTGTATTTGGTACTAACGTATTTGGTGGAGCTTCTAATCCGTTGATAAGAGTTCCGTTACAAGGGAGTGGGACAAGTAATAATTTTACAGTAATTAGTGAGGATACAAAAGCACCATATACAATTAATGGGTTTTATGTAGACTATATACCTTCAGGCAGGAGATAAAAACAAATGGCAATAACAAAAGTAACAAGAACTCTTTTAAGTACGGGTATTGTAGATAATAGTAATGCTACAGCTATAACAATTGATAGTAGTGAGAATGTTGGAATTGGAACGACTAGTCCTTCAGCACCTTTACATATTTTAAAATCTGCAACTGGTATTAATGTAGCCACAGATATGCTGAAACTATCAAGTGTAGATACAAACCCTGCATATTACGTTGGTTTTCAAGCACAAAGAGATAATTCAGCAGGACAAGGTTTAAATATTTTAACAACAAATGTATCTGGTACTGTTTCAGAATCAATGAGAATAGACTCATCAGGTAATGTTGGAATTGGTACGACTAGTCCAGGAACACAATTAACTTTAAATAAAAACGACAATAATTTTTTACAGATACGTTCATCTGATACAGGAAATGCAGGAATATATTTTGGTAGACAGAATGACTCTGTGCGTGGTGCTATTGTTTATGATAATTCTAATGAATCTATACAGTTCTTAAATAATAATTATGTAGAACGCATGAGAATAGACTCATCAGGCAATATTGGAATTGGAACTAGTAGTCCAAGCTCTCTTGGTACTGGCATACCAACTATTGACTTAAAAGGTAATTCTTCATCTCAATCAGATAGGGCAGGAGGTATTCGTTTTACTAGGTATGATGGTACTTCAGGTATGGCTATATATAATGCAGATGGTGCTAGTTATATAGAAAGTCATTCCACATATCCGCTTTTGATTACTACAAATGGCACAGAACGCATGAGAATAGACTCATCAGGCAATGTTGGAATTGGAACTAGTAGTCCTTCCAAATCTCTACATATCAAAGGAGATAATAGTGCATTATTAGTCTCAAGTGCTGACCAAGACATTGCTTTTATTGGACCAAGAGGTAGTAGTGGCGACGGTGCTGATGAAGGTTTGCTCTATTTAAAAGATGGTGGCACTACCAAAGTACAACTAGATGCTAATGGTAATTCTTATTTAAATGGTGGCAGCGTTGGAATTGGAACTAGTAGTCCACAAGAAATGCTTACTGTTAATAGTGGAACAACAGGCTCATCATTTATTCAGGTTACAAATACAACACTTGGAACAGGAGATAATGCTGGTCTATATGTAGGCATACAATCAGATGAAGATGGTTATATAGGCATGAGAAGCAATCAGCCTTTAGCTTTTGCTACAAACAATACAGAACGCATGAGAATAAGTACCAATGGAAGACTTTTAGTAGGTGGCAGTACTGACAGAGGTGGTAATATTTGTGTAGGTGGCACAAGCACTACAGCTAGAGTAATACCACAAACAGACAATGTTGGTTATGTGGGACAGTCAGATTTTAGATGGCAGGCGATATATGCTGTTAATGGTTCTATACAAACCTCTGATGAAAGAGAGAAAACAGAAATTAAAAAAACTACTTTAGGTCTGAATTTTATAAAAGATTTAAAACCAGTAAGCTATAAATGGATTGATGGAGAACAACAAAACAAAGGTAAAGATGAAAGAGAACATCAAGGTTTAATAGCACAACAAGTAGCTGAAACAGTTGAAAAACATGGTGTAAATAAAAATGATTTTGGTGGTTTAGATATACAAAAAACAGAAAAGTATGATGACTTTTATGGTATGTCTTATGACCAACTTATAGCTCCACTCATTAAAGCTATACAAGAACAACAAACAATAATAGATGATTTAAAAACTAGAATAGAAACATTGGAGAACGTATAATGGCAGGATACACAAGACAAAGTACTTTTGCAGACGGAGATACAATTACTGCTGCTTTATTCAATAACGAATATAACCAATTAGTAAACGCATTTAGTAACACATCTGGTCACAGCCATGATGGTACAGCAGCTAGTGGACCAGTTATAGGATTAATTGGTGACGCTGGTGAAACTTCTCCAAACAACAAAGTCTTAATAGACACAACAAACAACTACATAGAATTTTATGTTGAAGTATCTTCAGCACCTGTACAACAACTATACATAGCTGATGGAGCTATCATACCGGTAACAGATAGTGATATAGATTTAGGTACAACAAGTTTAAGATTCAAAGATACATATACAGATACTATTACAACTACAGGTAATGTAGATGTTGGTGGTAATCTAACAGTTACAGGTACTACAACTTTTAACGGTGGTACAATCACTATGGGTGATGCAGCTACTGATAACGTAGTATTCGGTGCTGACGTAGACTCAAACATTATCCCTGACGATGATGACAGCTATGACCTTGGTAGTTCTTCACAAGAGTGGAGAAATCTTTACATAGATGGAACTGCAAACATTGATAGCCTTGTAGCTGATACAGCAGACATTAACGGTGGTACTATTGATGGTACTGTTATTGGTGGTTCTACTCCTGCAGCTATTACAGGTACAGCCATTACTGGTACAAGCTTTGTAATTGGTAGTGCTGATATCTCTGAAGCAGAACTAGAAATACTAGACGGTGCTACAGTAACTACAGATGAACTTAATATCCTTGATGGAGTTACAGCTACAACTGCAGAACTTAATCTCATGGATGGTGTTACAAGCACTACAGCAGAGTTAAACATCCTTGACGGTGTTACAAGTACAGCAGCAGAGTTAAACATACTTGATGGAGTTACATCAACTGCAGCAGAACTAAATATCCTAGATGGCGTTACAAGCACTGCTGCTGAATTAAATTTATTAGATGGCGTAACTGCTACAACTTCTGAACTAAACATCTTAGATGGCGTTACAGCGAGTGCAGGAGACATTAACTTAATAGATGGTATAACTAACGGAACTGTTATAGCAAGTAAAGCAATTGTTACAGATGCGAACATAGACATTACAGGTGGTAGAAACATAACTATTACTGGAGAACTTGATGCAGGTTCATTAGACATATCAGGTGATGCTGACATTGATGGAACTTTAGAAGCTGATGCAATCACTATAGGTGGTATAACTTTAGCAGAAACTATATCAGATACTGTTGGAGCAATGGTATCTTCAAACACAGAAACAAACATAACAGTTAGTTACGATGATGCTGACAATACATTAGACTTTGTAATTGGCACACTTAATCAAGATACAACTGGTAACGCTGCAACAGCTACAGCACTTGAAACAGCTAGAACTATTCATGGTGTATCATTTGATGGTACAGCTAACATAGACTTATCAGAAGTTATAGCTGATACAGTTGGTGCAATGGTATCAAGTAATACTGAAACAAACATTACAGTAGCTTACCAAGACGATGACAATACTTTAGACTTTACAATCGGTACACTGAATCAAGATACTACAGGTAACGCAGCTACTGCAACAGCTTTAGAAACTGCAAGGACTATAGGTGGTGTTAGCTTTGATGGTACTGCTAATATTACTCCAACAACTTTTACAACTGCAACATTCTCTGGAGACTTAAATGTTGACAGTGGTGTATTGTTTGCAGATGTTAGTACTAATAGAGTAGGTATTAATCAAACTACTCCTGATGTCTCATTAGACTTAGGAGCTAATACAGATGCTGTACATGTTCCAGTGGGTACAACAGCTCAAAGACCCGGAAGTCCTGCAGCAGGTTACT